TGGACGGTGTACTGTCGCGCGGCGCCGGCGCCATCCTTCATCGCGGTCGCCGCCGACACGCCCCACTGCTGGATCGACGCCTTCGCGGCCTGGCAAGCGGCCGGCACGCGCTGCGCGAGCGACGCGAGATAGGTGCGGAGGGACGACGCGGCCGCTCGAGGCGCCGACGCTTGCCATGCGATCGACAGCGCCGTGCGGATGCGCCCGGCTGCAGACTGCGTGCCCTTGCCGGCAGCCGTGACGCCGGCGGCTGCGCCGGACGCCGCGCGGGAAATGCCGCGCAGCGCGCCAGCGCTGGCACCGAGGGCGCGCACAAGGGCGCCGCCCTGAATGCCGAGCATCGACATGCTGAAGCGCACGATCGCCATCGGCCCGAGAACGGCAGCCAGCGCGATCGTCAGCGTGCCGAGGACGGCGAGCAGCACGCCCAGGCCGGCGGCGCCGATCGCGACGGCCCGCGTGAAATTCGGGTACTCCTTCGCGAAGCCGAGCAGCCGCTCGAGCACGCTCGTCGTTAGCTCGAGCGCGCGGTTATACACGGGCAGCACCTGCTCGCCGATGACGGTGCGCAGATTGCCAACCTTCTCAAGGGCGATCAGCTCTTTACCTTCGGTCTGCTTCAGCGCCAGCTCGTGCAGCTTGTCGATGCCGTACGCGCCACGGTTGAGTTTCTCGTTCTTGTGAATCTGCTCGCGCTGCATGAACATCGTGGCGAACAGGTTGGCGCCGTTGCCGTTCGTCATGATCGTGGAGAATTCCTCCAGGATCTTCGCGTCCGACGTGATGCCCTTGGCCTTGAGCTTCGGCAGCAGCACCTTCTCCATCCACTCGAACGGCGACGCGTTGAAAAGGTCGCCCTGGATCAACGCGCCGGGCTTGATGCGCTTCACGTTGCCGATCGTGTTGTATTCGACCGACTTCTTGTCGACCAGGCCCAGCTCGACCAGGCGCTTCGCGGCACGCACGGTCGTTTTGCCCTGCATCAGGTTGCTGTACGCGGCTTGCACGCCAGTGCCGGCCGCATGCCCGCCCATTTCCTGAATCAGCGGTTCCATCTGGTAGTAGAACGCGTCCTGGCGCATCTGCTTCGCCGCGACCTTGCCGGTCTGGATGAAGTTGCGCCACTCGTCGCCGCCGACGCGGCCGCCCGTCGCGGTCAGCACCTGCTGGACCATGTTCGCTTCGCCCTTGAACGCTGCCTCGCTTTTCGTGCCGCCACGCAGCTCGATCACCTTCAGCATGTTCATGAACTTTTCTTCGTTCTCGTGCCCCTGGCCGGCACCGAACATTGCCTCGTTCGCGAACTTCATCTTCGCGAGCGTCGGCATGACCATCTGCGCGTGATGCTCGTCCGCGAAGATGGACATCGCGTCGCGCATCAGCGTCATGTTCTCGGCAATCGCCACGCCCGGAGATTTCATCGCGCGCACGTAGCGCTCGGCATCCTGCGTCGCATGGTCGCCCAGTCCGAGCCCTTGGATGCGGCCGCGCTCGTTCTGCACCTTCTTCGCCTCGGCGAGCGGCTCGCGCAGATCATTGAGGATGTGCGAGCCCGTCGCACGCGCGGCATATCCGCCGATCGCCATTTCTGCCGCTGCGCCGCGCATGGCGCCCATCTTGGCGCGCGCGTCCGCGATGCGTTTCTGCCGGGTGTTCAGCGCGTCGAGCCGGCGCGATTGGGCGTCGATCGCGCCTGTCGTTGCGGCGATGTCGGTGCGTAGCGTGCGCTCGTGCTGCGAGAGCCTGCCCGTGTCGACGCCGGCGCGGGTCAGCCGCGTGCGCAGCTCGTCGACACTGGCGGATTGCTTCTTGAACGCGGCGCCGAGCTTCGACGAGGCTTGCCGCGTCTTCGCCAGCTCGGCAACCATCTGTTGCGACGGCGGCCCGTACGCGCGCAGTGACGCCGCGAGTTCCTTGACCTTCTTCTGCGCATCGGCGAGCTTCGTCGCGGTGTTGGCGAGTCCCGTGCGCATCTCGCGGAACTCGCCGATGCGCCGTTGCGTGTCGTTGAGTTCCTTGAGCCGCGCGCGCGTGTCCCGCAGGTCCTTCGCGAGCGTGCGATTTCGGCCGGCGATCTCGCGGATCGGACGGCTTGCCTGGTCAAGCGCCTTGAGAACAACCTCGAGGCGCAGGGAACGGTCGCTCATGCGTCACCTTGATCGTGGCGTTCACGCGCGCGCTCGCGCCAGGCCATCAGGTCAGGCAGGGGCATGGCGTCCATTACATCGGGCGACCAATGGAACACGAGCGCGATGTCTGCCATTACGTCGTCGACGCCTCGAGGGAGACGTCCACCTTCGACGAGCTCGGCAGCAAAAAACCAGCCACCTCGGTGCCGAGCTGCAGCAGGTCGGCCGGGTCCATGCGCTGCACATCCTGGTCGGTCAGCGTCGGATTGCTGATGCGCGGCAGCACCTTCGACAGCGCGATGACGTCGAGCTGCAACAGGTCAGTCAGGGCGACGCCGCGCAGCGCGCCGGAATGCGGCTTGGTCAGCGTGATCGCGGTGATTTCTTGCTCGCCGCGCCGGATCGGCGTGTCGAGCGTGATGACGGCGGATTGCTTCGATTGCATGGTGTGTTTCCTGGAGGGATAGAGGGGTGCGGGTTACAGGCCGAGCGCGCGGCGCTGCTGGGCGAGGCGATCGACGCCGCCGACGATCTCGACGAAGTTGGGAATGTCGATTTCGATCAGGGTTTCGCCGTTGACGACGAGGCGGTAATACGACAGCGACATGGTGCCGGTCTGGTCGGCGTTGTCGCCGGCCTTGGCCTTGCCGGGGTCGATTTCCTTGTAGCGGCCGCGCACGTACACTTCGACCGCATCGACCTCTTCGGTGTCGTCGCGTTGATACGAGCCGGCAAAACGCACCGTCACGCCGTCGATCTTCGACGTGCCCCACGTCTTGAACATCTCCTTCATGAAGCCGCCCATCGTGAGGCCCAGCTCGAGCTTCTCCATGCCGAGGTCGATGTCGACCTCGGCGTTCATGCCGCCCCCGCGATACGCCTCCATCTTGCGCGACAGCTTCGGCAACTGGACTTCGGGCACTTCGCCGACGAACGAGACGCCGTCCTCGAACACGTTGAAATTCTTGAGTTTGGATGGCAGAGCCATTGCGTTTTCCTATGGTGAGTGGCGGGCCGTCAAACGGCGATGCTTTCCGCGAACTTGAGCAGGTAGCGATCCGTGACGCGCTGGCGGAACGTCAGGTTCTCGAGCGGCGGGGTCGGGCAGAAGTCGTAATCGAGGAAGCCCTGCCCGGCCTTGAGCGAATCCTTCTCGTTGGCGGCCGGATCGAACCAGCACTCGCCGTCGATCAGGTAGCCGGCGGTTTTCCACGCGCGGAACTTCGCGTTCACGCCATCAACGATGTCGCGGATCAGCGTGCGGCTCATCGGCTGGTCGACCGCCCACAGGTGCGCCTCGGCCATCGTGTCGGCGATCACCTGGGCGCTGCGCACATAGTTCTCGAACGCCCACAGCTTGTCCTCGGAACAGGTGCGCGATCCCCACAGACGGTAACCGTTCGCGTTCACGATCGTGGTGACGTCGTGGCTGTTCAGGTAGCCGGCGTCGGTGTTCGGGTCCTGAAGATCCCAGAACACGTCGCGGCTGATGCCGGTGACGCCGTTGACGACGACGTTCGAGATCGTCTTGTGCCAGCCCGTCTCCTCGTCGATCTTTGCGCGCATGCCGAGCGCCCGCGCCGTCGCCCAGGTGATGTCCTCGGCGTTGGTCGTGGTGTTCCAGTTCACGAAGTCCGGCCAGATCGTCATCAGCTCGCGCTGACCGAAATTAGCGCGGTAGGCGACGGCCTCTTCTTTCGTTTTCGCACCGAATGCGTTGACGTATGCGAAGCCGCGCAACTGTTGAGCGACCGTCGCCAGCTCGGTCGCGACCGGCAGAGTGTCGAGGCCCGGACAGCCGAGCACGCGCGGTTTGACGCCCAGCCGGGTATGCGCAGCGAGCAGCGCCTTGATGCCGGTATATTGACCGTCCGCGGTCGTCGTGCCGATCACATTGCTGGTCGTTGCATCCGCGTCTTTGCCGGTCGGCACGCGCACGGCGACGATCAGCGGCGAGGTCTGCGCAGCGATCGCGTCGAGCGAACGCGCGAGGGTGCCCTTCGTGCCAGCGCGGCCGATTGCGGCCCGCACGTCCGTGATGAGGACGGCGCGGTTTTCGGGGAACATGGCAGCGTCGGCATCGTCGCCGGTGCTGACCAGGCCGATCACGGCCGTGCTGACCGTGCGGATGGGGCGCGTACCGTCATTGATTTCAATGACGCGTACGCCGTGGTGGTAATCAGAAGGCAAGCTTTTCTCCCGGAAGTGAGCCTTCCGAAAGATTGCCTTCCGCGCGCGCGGAGATCACGCGCGGGAGGTTGTACGGCGGCAGCGCACAACCGAAGCCGCTGCAGGGTGTCGCTACGCGGCGACGGGCAGCACGTCCAGCTCGGCGAGGCGCGCGGTCGCGACCTGGTGATAGGTCGGCTCGAGCTCGCAACCGATCCAGTTCAAGCCGGCCTCCTTCGCTGCGGCGAGGAACGTGCCGGACCCGGCGAACGGGTCCAGGACGACGCCGCCGGCCGGCGCCAGGCGCACGACGTCACGAGCGAGCTGCACCGGCTTCTCGGTCATGTGGCGCTTCGGATGCGCGAGGCGCTCGGAGAACACGCCAGGCAGATACACGTCGGCGCGGCGCACGGCGCCCTTCGTGGCCCAGACCAGGAATTCGGTCTGTTGCGCGAAGCCGCCCATGCGCGGCCGCGTGCGGCCGCTGGTCTTGTCCCATACGGCGACGCCGCGCCAGGTGAAGCCGGCAGCCTGGATCGCATCGGTGAGGCTCGGCAACTGGCGCCAGTCGACAAAGCAAGCCAGGTTCGCCTCGTTGCGACAGACGCGGTAGGCTTCCGCCAGCCAGGTCATGCACCAGAACGTCCAGGAGCGCTGGTCTTTGCTGTCGTGCTGGAACTCGGGGTAGACGGTCTTCGTGTCCGTTCGGATGTATTTGCTCGACGGCGCCTGGCTACGCGATGCGCTCGTGGTGCCGCCTGACGAGTAGGGCGGATCGGTGAAGACCAGGTCGACGCAGGCATCGGGCAGCGCACGCATGATGCTCAAGGCGTCGGCCTGGTGCACGCGGTTGATCAGATCAGCGGAAATGGTGTGTTGCATGGGGCGAATCCCTTGTATCGGAGGCTCGGTGGCCTGCGGGTAGGGGGCTCGTGGCCCTCAGAATATTCATAGCGCCGCAACGCGGGCATTTGATGGTGAGCCGGACGTATTCGCCGGCGCCGAGCTTGCGGTTACAGCTACCGCATCGGATGTCCTGCATGGGGTGATTCCTGCCTGTGCTAGGATGCCGGCGCCTCTCGAGAGGTGTCGCGGCCCTGGCCAATCCTGCAGGTCTGCTCTGCTGGTGCGGGGCGTGCGCGATGTTCCTGCATCGCGCACGTCGCCGCGTCCTTTCCTTCCTATGTCGCCTTACGCGACGATCTCGCCGCCCGCGAGCATGTAGCGGTCGAGCGCGTTGTACATCGTTGTCGGTCGATCGCCGGCCGGCTGCTCGTCATCCGGTTTCGCTTCGACGAGGCGTCGGTGAATGTACGGCACCGCACCCTCGTTATCTTCCGGTACGCCTTCGACAGCAATGGTCGACGACAGCTGCAGCGGCTGCTTGCCCGCCTTATACGTTTCTTCCGACACATAGCTGTTGATCGACGCAACCGTGGTACCGCCCAACACGTCGAGCGTGACGTTACCGATTACGTGGTAGCCGGCCGTTGCGCCGGTCGATGCGAGAACAACACTTTTCTTGATTGCCATTTCAATTTCCTTGGAGAAGGGGTTGGTAACGTCGTTTAAGCGGGGGACAGCGGCCAGTCGATATCGAACGGGAATCCCGGCTGTTCGGGGAGTGCGCGCAGGGCTTCGCGATACGCGATCCAGGCTTCCGCCTTCGCCCGGACCGCGTTGGGCGCATCCGGGGGCGCATGCGCGAACTGGTCCGTATTCCGCAAAATGTCGTCGCGCAAGGAACGAGCATCCGCTTCTCGAATCGACCGCTCCTGTGCTTTGAAGGCGCCATACACGTCGGCGTACTTCGGCTCGGGGTCCGCACCCTTCCATTGCATGATCAGCGGGTTGCCCGCTTGCTCTCCATTCGCGCCGACCGGCACGCCGACGATGAAGTCGGGTCCGTGTTTCTTGCCTGGATACATCGTTTCAAGCGTGCGGACCATCAAATCGTGAGTCCATTCAAAGCGATTCATTTTCAGATCCTCAAACGTGAGCAGCGGACATAGATACGCCGCGTGCCGCCTTGTGAAACCAATCCCGTGATAACAGCGTTGTCGGGGGCGGTAACTTCGATGTTCGCGGTGTTGACGTCGATGTACCCGATCTCGAAGAAATCAGTGCGCACGACGCCAGTGCCGGCGTTGGCTTTACTGCCGAGTGCGTTGTCGATGGCGGCCAGTTGATCGGACAGCCACACGCCACGCCACGAGAGATACAGGTTCCCATCAGTATTGAGAATCTGCTGGCCGCGCATGAACATCGTTCCCCAGTCATCGACGGCCCACGTGACTGCGTTGTACGCGCTGTTGATGATTTCCATCCCGCCGTTATCGCGTGCGCGCAGGTACGTCCACGAGTCGAAGCCGGGCCGGTTATTGCGCAGGCCGATGTCCGCCTGCCAACCGTCACGGTTCAGGGTGGGGCGGTTGTAGAAGCGCGAAAGCGCCGTGACATGGATATTCGAGTTGAAATGGACGCGGTTGTCGTCGTTGTAGACAACGATGACGTTCGACTGCCAGTTGCCGTCCGCTTTCATGGTTGCCCACGCCGAATAGTTGCCGTTCATCGTGGCGTGAATCCACGCCTGAGCGGTACCGTCGGCGCGTGCAGCGACAAAACCTCGAGCGTCCGTGTTGTTCGGCTGCTTGACGCGCAGGTCGCCGGTCATGGTGTCGCCGGCCTTGTTCACCTTCGAATTGGGATCGAAATTCCCGGTGTCATACGGTACCGCCCCGCCGGCCCATGTCGGGCGCTTCGCGAACGAAACAACCTGCGTGCCCCGGGCAATGTCCAGCACCTTAGATTGCGTGGCGCCGTCGTCGGGCCATGCCGTCATTGCGAAATCGTCGGTGTCGGTTTTGCCGATCGCGAATCGCGTCTTGGCGCCGTTCTTGAAATAGATTGTCGCCCACGACGCCCCGCCGTCGACGGCGTATCCGCGTCCGCGCACGAGACCTTCCGCGTTGAGAATCGAGCCGTCGTCAGTCGCCCCGCCGACCAGCACGCGCCCGCCGTTCGGCATCAGATACATGTTGCCGGCGGCGTAGCCCGCACCGCGCGAAACGGTCAGAACGTTCTGCGAAGCAGAGTACGCATCGTTTACCGTGCGGATGCCAAAGCCGCCGCCACCGTCGTGCAATAGCTCCCATTGCTTCTGGTCAGTCGCACCACCTTCACGGCGCAGGATGATCGACGTTTGACCCGCCCCGGAACCGTTCGATGCAACCAGAGCGCCGACGCTATTCGTGCCCCTTACCGTGCCCGCGACTTGCAGGAGATCGCCGCCGTTGTCGTTGGCGGTGCCAATCAGGACGCGACCGGACGGCATCACGCGAAGGCGTGCGGCATTGCCAGCAAACAGATCGCAATAACCGTTCGCGTTCTCCGACCCGACAGTAGCGTTGCCTGCCGTGCGGAAGTATCCGTAATTCGCGTCAGCCGACACCCATGCTGTAACCGAGCCTGCGCCACCAGAAAATGACGTACCATAGGTGCGGCTATTACCGCCAACTTGCAGCCGATTCGATCCGTCGTCATCGAGCCCGCCCAGCGTCATCCGACCGCCCGGAAAGAAGCGGGCCGCTTCGGCCTTGCCCGCAATCAGTTGCAGGACACCGGCAGCGCCTTCAGTGCCGATCGAGACGTGGCCGTTCGAGCGGAAGTAAGCCCAATCGCTACCGCAGTTGGCCCAAGCAGTCGTCTTGCCCTCGCCGAACCGATGCAAACCGCGCGTGGTCGCGTTGCCCGCTACCTGCAACATGCTGCCGTCGTCGGCCGGCTGGCCGATCAAGACGCGATTATTTTGGTAGCTGCCGTCGACGGCAAGGAACCGCATCGTTTCTCGCCCGTTGTTCGTGACAGCAAACACGCCATCCGCGATATGGAAAAAGCCCGTGTCCGGTGCGCCGTCGTTCACGAACGAATAGCCGGGTCGCGTCACAGTGCCTTCGGCGGCCAGAATCTGCCCGGACATTGTGATGCCGCTCGTTTGCGCCGGGTTTGGCAGATTGCCCGCATTCCACACTTCGTTGCCGACGACGGTCAGATTTTTCTTCGCGAAATCGAATGCGAACATCGCGCCCGTAGACGGGAGATAGAACCCGGCAGCGTTGCTAGTCCCGAAGAAGTAGCCGCCGCTCGGTCCGATCAGCATGCGCGCCTCGTTTGCGCCATTACTGACGTTCAGCATGCCCCGGACGTTCACTTGCCCGCCGAAGTACGCCCCAGCGCCCGTGTCATCCAGCGACAAGACGCCCGTAGCCATGTTGATGGTGAACGGCCTATACGCGTTCCACGATGCCCCCGGATCGCTGTTGTTGGTCAGCAGCAGGTAGAAGTTCGATCCGTCGTTGCGCAGCAGCACATCGCGGCCGTTGCGCAGCCGGATATTGGCGCCGCCGGCGTCGAGCCCTGACGACGAAATGCCGCCCGTGAACGCGCCGTCGCCGCCGACCTGGAACGCGGTCTTTCCGTCATCTTCGCGATTTCCGACGACGACCCGGCCGCCGTACGTGATTCGCAACGCGCGCACCTGATTGGTGTCGCTGTTCGCATCGTTCGCGGCGCGGTTAATCCAGAAGTCCAGGTACTCACGGCCCCATGTGCCGCCGTCGTAGCCTGCGCGGATCGATGCGACATAGCGTGCATTGGTGTCCGCCGTGCCGGCCGCGAACGTGCCGAGGAAACGGAGCTTCGCCCCGCGATTGAGTGCGCCCGAGGCCGCCGCGACGGTGAGCTGCGCGTCCTGGTCCGTCGACGTCGACGTGATGCTGACGGGGCCGGTGAGCTGCGGGCGCACGAGCGGCGCATATCGTGCGGCGGCGGTCTTCGGCGTCACGGCGCGCACGCTATCCGCACCGGCGTCGACTTCGGCCTGCGTCGCCAGCTCGACAACGCCCTGGCGCTCGGTGGTCGCCGGCGGATTGAGGAATGATGTCGAGCCGAACACGAGCTTCGTCACGTCGATCGAGGCGAACACGGTATCCGCGGCCAGCAGCAGCATCGAGGCTGGCGCCTTTTCGAGGATCGGGTCGTTCTGCACGTAGACGCCGAACAGCACGCCGTTGTCCAGGTACAGCCCGAAACCGAACAGCTTGTACTGGTCCGCGCTGTCGTCCTGGATCACGATGTGAATCGTGTCCTTCGCAACGGTATCGCCGCCGAAGGTGGTGATGCGCTTCAATTCGCTCGGCATCGCGGTCATGTCCGGCTTGAACGCGAAGGATGCCGTGGCGAGGCCGATTTGCGTGACCTGGCGTGCGGTGGTTCCGGTGTTGCCGGGCGCTACCAGTGCGGCGCGGCCGGCGTCCGTGATGTAGATGAGGTTTCCAGCCATGTTCGTTAGTCCGTGAGAGAGAGGCGGCGATAGACGGCTGCGCGCACGCCGCATGCAATGCCGATCGCGCCGTGCATGCTGAAGCCCTGCGTAAAGGTGTAGTGGGCGGTGCCGCGCTTCGCGCGATCGACCTCGGCGCGGATGTCGTTGACGTACTGCGCGGTGGCCGGCACGCCGTCACGCCCGCCGACCGTCATCACGATCTCGAACGTGCCGGGCACGCCTCGCGGAGTTTTCTCGAACCACTCACGCATCACCACGTTCGCACCGAACGACGCGCACACGTCGCGCACGGCGTCGGCCGTGCCCTTTTTGCGGGCGATCCGAATCGCGGATTTCACGCGTGCGCGCTTTACCTGCTCGGGCCACTCATCGCGCCAGGTGTCAACGCCCATGTGCCAGGCGAGCCAGGGCAGGAAGCGCAACGGGATTCGATCCGGATCCATCAATGTGTCGATCTCGACCGGGATGTCCAGCACGTCGGCGTTGGCTTCGGCCAGGCGCCGCTCGAGCACGGTCGCGTTCGGCGGCAGCAGGGAGACGGCTGGCTTAGTCATCGGCCACCCCACCGTCCGTCAGCTCGATACCCGTGCAGTACGGCGCCTGGTCGATCGCGATCGGCACGCCTTCGGCCGGCGTGTCGAGCAGCACCTTCTGGACGCCGGCAACGCGCATCGACGCGTACAGGCCGTCTTTCGTGACCTCGGAACCCGGCCGGTGCATCGATTCGGCGAACTGCAGCGTCTTCTTCTTCGCTTCCGCGAGCGCGACGGCGCGGTCCGGGCCGTTGAAGAAGCGCAGCGTCGCGCGGATCGCGTACGGCACGATCTTGGCGCTTTGCACGACGACCTCATCGGCCTGCGGCCGCTTCTTCTCCAGCGCCTTCCTGACGATGTCGATCAATTCCTGGCTCGCGGTGCCGTCGCCTTCGCGCGACAGAACCGTGACGATCATCACGCACGGCGACGGGCTATACGCGGTCGCTGCCTTCACGCGCCCGTCTGCGGCACGCGCATGGAACACGTACGCGTCGTCGGGGCCTGCGACTGAGAAACCGCGCGGCGCGAGCTGGATGCGTTCGCGCAGGCTGTCGTCGTCCTCGTAGACAGGATCTATGCCCTGGTCGGGATCGCCCGGCGAGATCAGCAGACGGTCGACGTCGAAGAGGGCGCCGATGTGCTCGAGCGTGCTGCCCTTCGCGTACGCGAGCAGGATGCCGCGCGCTTTCTCGTTCATGAGCGCGAGCAGCAGCATCTTTTCGTACGCGCCCTCCTGCAGCAGCTTCACCATCGGCTCCGATTCGAGCTCGAGCGTGGCCGCGATCTCGTCCTGCTGCTCCTTCGGATACAGCGAGATCAAGCGCGCCTTCTTCTCGGCCAGGATCGTTTCGTAGTCGAGTTCATCAACGATGTCCGGTGCCGGGAGCTGCGACAGATCGATCGGCGTCGTTCTCATGCCGCACCCCGCCCGTTCGTCGCCGGCAGGCGCATGGTGAAGGCGGTGCCCGCGCGCGGGCCGTCGGTGCGCTCGCCTTGCAGCTCAAGCACGGCGCTGCCGTCGCGGCCCGTGCTACCGAAGTCCACTTGGTTGACCTGGATGCGCGGCTCCCATCGGGACAGTGCCATGACGGACGCCGCCATCACGCGCATGCGCATCAGGGGATTGACCGGGCCGTCGATCAGCTCGGGCAGCAGCGAGCCGTATTCCCGGCGCATTGCGCGCGTGCCGAGGGGCGTGAACAGGATGTCGGCTACGGACTGCTCGATGTGGGCCTGGCCGGTGATCGCGCGGCCCGTGCGTGCGTTCATGCCGTTCATGCGCCACCTGCGATCGGTTTCGAGGTCGGCGCGAACTCGCCTTGTGCCTGGTGCGGATGACCCACGAGGCTGACGCCCTGCGACTTCACGTCGACGTCAGCGGTCACGGTGCCGGTGAAGTGCGCGCTGCCCTGAATTTCGATCACAGGGCCGCCACCGCCGGCGCCGCCCCCGCCCTTGCCGGTCGCGCCCGATTCGAACGTGAGCGGCCCCTTCACGAGCAGCGAGCCCGTCACGGTCGTATCGTCGGCGTCGAGCGTGACGGATTTCGCCTTGACGGTTGCGGTTTTGGTTTCGACGGTGACGCTGCCAGGTGCGATGACATGAACAGTGGCGCCGGCCGGAAGCGTGACGGTGAGCGCGTGCGCGGCGAAGTCGTACTCGACGCGGGCGCCGTCGCGGTAGACGCGCACGTGTTGCGTCGGGCTCGAACTCGGCGAGTCGTGGCCGTCGCAATACACGCCAGGCAGAAAGAGGCCCGTCGTCGGTTCGCCGGATGGACAGAACAGCAGCCCAGGCTCGCCTTCGGAAGGCGGGTCCCACGTGATGCTGTCGCCGGTGCGCTGCGCGAGCCAGCGAATCCAGTCGGTTTGCAGGCCGCCAGATTCCACGCGTACGCGGCGGGCGCCGTGGTCGACTTCGATCACGGTGCCTTCGCGAAGCAGACTCTCGATGCGGCGGTTCAGGTCAGCAAAATCATCCATGCGGCAAGGATGCCGCGCGCGCGGGAGGCATGCATGCTTGATTAGTTGTACGGGAGACCGCTACAACATATGTGTCGCATTCTTGGGTGTTGGTAGTTTCAGCACCTCGAAGATATATGTGTATGCGTTGTGTCCGTCGACGCTCTCATCGTTGGTGACTGAGAATGTATCGATCAGTTTGTATCCATATGTCGGAAAACTCGGAACGGGAGTAAGTCCATCTTCTCCGATCGATTTTTCGTTCGCACGTTGTCGTCTTCGGGTTGTCGAAATAACGACAGCCAGAGTCCGAATGTACGGTCGACGTTGTTTCAAAACGGCAAGGCGCCACAGGTCGTCCTCGAATTCCGCTTTCTTGACCGGACTGATCTTGAGTTCGATCGCAAACGAAGTGCGGTATTTTTTCGTATCAGTGCTTCTACGCCGAACGGCGAAATCCATACGGGTGCCGACTGAGTGCGGTGAGGGTAGTTTGTAGCCGTTAAAGAAGTGGTGGTAGTGAACCTCGTCGATGAACTCCCCACCATTTGGAGGATGAACTCGAGTTGAGAGAACGTCCTGAAATACTGCCTCTTTCTTTCTGCGTTTCGGTTGCCAACATTTTTCGGCGCACACCCAAAATGCCGCTCCTCTAAAGGTGTCCGTGAGCCATCTCGGAAGTTTGGACGTCGTGGTAGCCATGTCTGAACGGTTGGTATTGGATTTGCCACCGGATTATCACATGCTTCGTTGAAACACCAGGTCTGCTACGGTTGGTTTGCGAGGTGGTACAGCACAACGTCGGCGATCCGATCGACGTCGGCATCGGCAAGGCCGAGCAGCTCGCGCGCGGGATACTGAACGACAGGCCCATTGCGCTCGACGCGATCGCGCAGGCCTTCCTGATGGACGCGCGCGATGCGCTCGACCTGGCGCGTGAAATGCAGCACCGATGCGTCGGCGGTCGACGCGGTTTTGAGGAGGCGCGCGGTGCGCAGCTTCGCGAACATCGCGCGCCGGATGCGACCTTTCTTGCGCCGGGCCTGTGGCTTGCGTGGCGCGTACCGGCTGCCGTCCGGGTTGCGGGCTTCGGCGATGCGCCGTGAATGGCGTCGGCGCAGCTCGGCGGCGAGCCCTTTCGCCAGAACCGCGCGCTGCGCGGCCGTGAGCTGGCCGAGCAGGCCGGACGCCCAATCCTCGGCGCGGGACAGTCGATCGACCATCAGGTCCCCGCGATCGGCGGCTCGCCGAAGTGGCGAATCTCGTAGCCGTCCGTCCGCTCCACCACGCCGACACGCTCGGTCAGCTTCAGCAGGATCTCGACGTCCGATTTGCCGTTGTCGAGCAGCTCGGCCTGGAACTTGAACCCGTCGCGGCAGAGGTCGCGGTTGAGCAGCAGTTCGGGCTGGTGGATCTTCAGCCAGGCGATGATCGGCACCATCAGGTGATCCGCGTCGCCGGCGTAGTCCGTCACGACGATGTCGAGCGTGTAGGCGTATTCGAATGACAGCGACTTCGCAGCGGTGACGGCGATCGATCCGTGTTCGATGAAGACGTGCAGCCGGTCGGGATCGCGCGCGAACTCGGGCAGGGCGGCAGTGAGCGCCGCGCGCAGGCTATCGGGCTTCTTCACGGCGCCGGTTCCCCCGTGTCGCGCACTCGGGCCTGCAGCGCGATCAGTTGCTCTGCGTTTTCGTGACAGGTGGTGTAGTTGCCGGCGACGGTTGCGGCGACGGCAGAGAGTGCAATGCCCGAGGGGGCCGCATCAGCGCTTCCGGGATCGCCCACCGGCACGTTGGCGGCGGCGCCGTCGTGCACGCGCACAAACCCAACAGGAACAACGCAGGCGCGATCCGCTTCGCGATCCACATAGACGGGAACCTCCTTGATGATGGTGTCGCCCTTCTCGCGGACGACCTGGACACGGTCGACGTACTGCGTGACGACCTTCACGTCGCGGCGTGCCGCGTCGCGCTCGGCCGTCCGATCGCGCACGTTCCGCGCGAGATCGTCGACGCGCTGGCCTGCGTCGACCAGGCGCGCATGCTGGATCGCGATGACGACGGCAGCTGCGGCGAGCGCGATCGCGCCGGCGACGAAGATACGGGCGCCGGTCGTCACGCGGCCGCCCGGCTGTAGCGATCGAAGGCCCGTTCGAGCTTCACGTCGTACAGGTTCTCTGCGTAAGCCTTGCCGTTGTACAGCTCGGCGAACTTCGCCCACTTCTTACCGCGCAACGCGGCGAGCATTACCTTGTCGGCCAGGACGAAGCGGACGAATGCCTCGAGCTGCTCGGCCTCGCTGACCTTCATCGCGTCGACGAATGCGAACACGTCCGGATAGCCGAGCGCCTTCCAGTGGAAGCCCATGATTTGAAACGCGCCCCAGCTCGTCGCTTCGAGCGCGCATGCGGTCGAAATTTGCGACGCGCTCGCCAGGCGCGCATATTCCGCCGCGTCGCCGGCGTAGCCGCCGCGCTTCGGATTGACTAGCGCCGGATATTTCGCCGCCAGCGCGTCCGCGTCCAGGCCGGCCGCCGCGAGCTGGCGATACATGATGTGCCGCTCGTACAAGATCACGGGCCGGCCGTCAGGCAGGAACCCGGCGCCTTTCGATTCCACCTCATTGACGGCACGCACCGCCGCGATATCGACCTGCAGCCGATCAGCCGCGTGCTGCAGGTCAGCGTCGGTGAGGTGGCGCGGATCGCGCCGGCCAGCCGAGAGCGTTGACCAGGTCTTCGGGCCGGCGATGCCGTCTGCAACCAGCCCGTGCGTGGCCTGGAACGCCACTACGGCGTTACGTGTCGCGCTGCCGTAGATTGCGTCGGCGTCGAGGCGCGCGCCGGCAGCGACGAGCTGGCGCTGCAAGTAGCTGACGTCGGCGCCGCGGTCGCCGAGGCGAAGGGTCTTATACATGGCGCCCCCACACCTTGAATTGCAGCATGCGCGCGATCAGGGAATCGCGCGGGTTGCCACGGTGGAACAGCTCGACGACATTGCCGCGAACGCCGTACACGGCGAGGCACAGAACGCCGACCAACACCGTGTCGGCGAGATTCGCCGGCGGCAGCATACCGAACGCGGCGCGGATCGGCGCGGCGCCGGCGGCGACCGCGATCGCGTACGCCAGGCATGCCGCGAGCGGCCGGTGGGCGCTCGTGCCACGGCGGAAGGTCACGAGGCGCAGCGCGAGCGCCGCGCACAGCAGCACGTAGACGGTCGTGAGCATTACTTTTCCCTCCCCTTGAACACGTTCAGCAGCCGATCGGGCGCATCGGCCTGAGCGATCAGCCACAGCAGCAGTTTCACGACGAGCGCGGATGCGATCAGCGCTCCGATGCCGGCGTGTACCTCGACGCGGGCCGGCAGCACGGCGTCGAGCGCGGCGGCGAACAGCTCGGCCGTGAGGCAGCCGGCGACGAACGAGATCACGAAGAACGCGATGCGCTTCGGAATCGACGGGTCAGCGGCCGTCATCACGAACAGCAGCGAGCCGGCAAACGCGCCCATGACGACGTTGGCGTCGACGCCGGGAAACAGCGACAGCGTGGCGACGCCGAGCGCCGCGACCGTCGCGGACGACGTGGAAATAGGTTCAGCCATTCTCAGTCCCATAACTGGAGCCGCTCGGCGCCGGATTGCGCCGCTTGCGGTACTTCGTCGGGCAGCTCGACGAGCAGCCCGTGAGGCAGGATCGGGCCGTACTGCGCCAGGTCCCGGTTGAGGTCGAGCACTGCTTCGACGACGCCGCGCGTGCGGCCGAGGACGCGCCAGCACAGCGCGTCGATGGTTTCGCCCTGGAGCGCCCGCACTTCCATCAGATCAGCTCCACCGTCACGCGAGGGCGGCCGATGATGTCGCTGATGGCCCAGCGAGCATCACGGCGCAGCTCGTCGCCCTGGGACTCGAGCTCGTCTGCGCGGCGTGCGCCGTCGCCTGTCGTGTCGTAGTCGCGGTACCGCTCGATGAGCGTCGCCTTCGCCAGGCAATACACCGCGCGCCGGTAGTGCTGCAGCCGTACGCTTTCGCCGTCGAGCTGGTCGGCCGGCGCGTCGGCCAGGCAGGTGATGCCGGCATCGCGCCACGCCGCGCGTGCGCTGCGCAGCTCGTCGTTGACCTCGGCGATCGCGGCGAGCAGCTCGTGGCGCAGACGGGCGTCGGTGATCGACCCGTCGAGGCGCATCGTGTCGCGCGCGTGCTCGAGCGACACATCCGGATAGAACGGGTCGTTCTTGATCGGCTTGGCGGGTTCCGCATCCGCCGGCGCACGCGGCAGCGGCGGGGTCGAGACAAAGGACATGGTCGGGTTCGTCACGTTGAGAGGGTGAGGCGGTGGACGGGGCTTTCGCGCGGACAGTGCCGGCTACGGCCCCGTGCCGCCTGGTGCGCGGGGTACGCTCGGTGTCAGCCACCGGGGCCAGATTGGCCCCCGTTGGTGGAGTTCTTCAGATCGCGCTCGAGCCGCTCGATGTCTTTCTTCACGCCCACGTTCGCGAAGAGCTGCAACGCGCGGCGTAGGTGCTCGAGGGCACGCGCGGGATCGGAAGCGGAGAGGCCGTAGCCGATCGCCTTGTTCAGCTTCGCGCGCACTTCGTCGGGCATGTCAGCCGTCGCCGTGAGCTGCTCGATCTCGACGAGCGGTTCGACCTGGATCGCGTCGCCGGCGCGATGAGCGCGCAGCGCGGCCTCGGCGAATTCCTCGACGAGCAGACACGGCGTGCTGCGCTTGTACTGGTCGGGCAGCGGGAGGGCGTGCCGCAGCGCGTACGCGCCGATCTCGAGCGCGCCCTGGTAATCGCCGACGTCGATGCGCCAGACCATGATCGTCATCAGCACGTCGTCCTGGGCGCCGGCTGCGCCGTCGAGCACGCCCGCGACCCACGCGTCGTATGCAGGCAGGAACTGCCGCTTCAGATCGGCCTTGCGCTCGAGCGACTCGACAGCCTTCAGCGCACGGCGGTGTTCGTCGAGCTGCGCGAGCATCAGCGTATATGCCGAGTCGTCGCGCAGCCCGCCGACACTCGCCGGCGTACCGCGCGCGGCCGTGGCCGCGACGGTGCGCTGGAAGTGTTGGCGGAACGGGTTCGTCATGCGCCACCCTGCGGAGCGGCCGGGGCAGCGTCGGCGAACTGGATGCCCTCGACCACGCAGCCGGCGCCGTACTGCTCGATCACGTACGCATCGTTCGAGCTTTCATAGTTCTCGATGCGATCGCGCTCGGGCACTTCCTTCAGCGAGCGCCGGCGCGCGCTGGTTTGCCAGTAGATCGACAGGTTGTCCAGGCGCGTGACCATCAACGCATGCGGCGGGAAGTAAGGCACGCTGACGGCCGGCAGGTTGCCGACGCGCTTCTGCGATACGACGATGTCGGTTGCGAGCGTTTCGGTCGACGGCTGCGCCTGGTTGATCAGCGGGAAATACTTGTCCTGGAGCAGCTCGCGGCCGCAGATCACGACGAGGTTCGGGTCTTCGGCGTACCACGGGTCGAGGAACTCGTTGCGCGCGAGCGAAACGACAGCGTCGAGATTCTTGAATTCTTCGCCCTTGCCGATCTTCACGCCCGAGAACACGCGTTGCTTCGCGTTGTTGCGGTATTGCTGCAGCCAACCAATGTTCACGTCCTGCAGCAGCGGGTTCGCGGCGAGATCGGTATCGTCCGCAACCTTCACGCCGTTCCAGCCGATCATGATGCGATCGAGTGCCTGACGCACGATGATGGAATCGCGCAGACGCGCCTGGAAGTCCGGGAATTTCGCCCACGCGTCGAGCTGCTGATAGCGGATGTGCGTGTCGTAGTTCGTCTTCTCGCAACGGTACTTCTGATTGTCGAGTGCCGAGACGTCGCGCGTTTCACGCGCTCGCTTGGTCGTATCGGTACGGCTCGCGATCGGGCCGGATACGCCGAGGCCGATCTTTTCGCCCTCCATTTCTTCGACGCCGTGGATGTTGATCCGGCCGAGGAATGCGCTCGATTCCTGGATCTTGGTTTCGAGCGTTTGCTGCACGCTCGGCACGACCGAAAACTTCTTCGTGGCATCGCTGATGCCGTTCAGTTCCTGGATGCGAGCCAGATACCGGTTGTACTGCTCGCGGGTAGTGTTCCGCATGGGTTCTCCGTCTAGGGGAAATGGGATGAGGGCGGGTTAGCAGTCGGTCTGCGCCCCGTTGTCGCTGCCCGTCGACGTCGGCCGCTGTTGCGAGCTGCTGTCGGTGCGCGAAAGCTTCTGGACCAGCTCGCTGTGGCGCTTGTCGCTGTCCTGCTGCGCGCGCTTCAGCTCGTCGACGTTCGAGTTGAACTTCTCGAGCTGCTCGAGCACCTGGCTCTGGTTTTCTGCGAGCGCGACGACCGACTGCGAAAGGTCGGAAAAGCGCTGGTCGTCGGTCGCACCCTTGCGATTCAGCAGATCGCGAACCTTCGAGAACAGCGACTTGCCGGCGTCGCCGGTGCGCGGGACGTCGTCCTCGAACTCGATGTCGGCTTCGACCGCAGCGCTGAAGAGGTTTACCGGGCGCTGCTTCCGTGCGTCGTACGCTTTGTGCTTCGCACTGAACTGCAACATTTCCGTGCCGAGGCTTGCCGGGTTGTCGGTGACGGCGAGCCCGACCAGGTAAGCCTCTCCCGTGCCGGCGAAATCGGGATCGACTTCCATCGACGTGTAGACCTTCTGCCGCTGCTCGGTGGTCAGCGCGACCAGGTCTTTGGTTGGCGACAGTTGAGCGAGCAGGCGCATTTTTCCGTCCTGCTCTTCTGCCTTGAGCGCGATCACGTCGCCATACGCGCGGAACGTGCTATCCGGGGTGTAACCGCGAATGTGTTCCATGTTGATGCGTGCGCCGTACGTTTTCGGGTCGTAGCTGCTCGCCATCTGTTCGAGCATCGCACGATCAATCGTGCGGCCGTCCGTCGTCGCGCCTTCGGTCGCGATCCGGAAAAACTTCGTCTTCTTTGCGTCCTGTGCCATGTGCGAATCCGCTGAGAGGGGGCTGTGTTCAGGGATTCCAGTTTCGGCAGTTCGATCCGGAGTCGCAACGCATGTTAGTTGTGCGCGCAACCGATACAACCGTGCGCAGTAGGGCCTACGCGCGCGCGTCGGTAGCCTTGCTGCATGACTGCACTTCCCATCGATTCATCCGACGTTGATCCACGTCGACGCGCACGCGACCTGTACTGGCAGGGGTATCGCATCGCACGTATCGCCGAGCTGCTCGGCGTGAAGCCGGCCACGCTCTACAGCTGGAAAAAGCGCGATGGATGGGACGAGACTGAGCCGGTCGATCGCGTCAACATGACGATCGAGGCGCAACTGATAAAGCTCGTCACGAAGGAGGCGAAGGAAGGGCGCGACTTCAAGGAGATCGACCTGCTGACGCGTCAGCTCGACCGGTTGCGGTCGCGACCAGCGAACGACGCAAAGGTGAGCGAATCCGGGGGCGGCACGCGCCGATCACGCAGCTCGGACGACCGCAACGCGTTCAGCGAAGAGCAGATCGAGAAGTTGAACGATGCGTTCCTCGAATCGATCTTCGACTATCAGCGCACCTGGTATCGGGCAGGCTTCAAAGAGCGGATTCGCAACATCCTGAAGAGCCGGCAGATCGGCGCGACCTGGTACTTCGCGCGCGAAGCGCTGCTCGACGCACTGAACACGGGCCGCAATCAGATCTTCCTGTCGGCCAGCAAGGCGCAGGCGCACGTATTCCGCCAGTACATCGTCCAGTTCGCGAAGGACGCGGTCGGCGTCGAGCTGAAGGGCGATCCGATGGTGCTTCCGAACGGTGCGACGTTGTACTTCCTCGGCACCAATGCGCGCACGGCACAGAGCTATCACGGCAACCTGTATTTCGACGAGTACTTCTGGGTTCCGCGCTTCCAGGACCTGCGCAAGGTTGCGTCCGGCATGGCGATTCATTCGCAGTGGCGGCAGACGTATTTCTCGACGCCGTCGAGCCTTGCGCACGACGCATACCCATTCTGGTCCGGTGCGCTGTTCAACCGCGGTCGACCGAAGGATCAGCGCGTTTCGATCGACATCTCGAATGCGGCGCTCGCGGCCGGCCGCGCGTGCGCGGACGGACAGTATCGACAGATCGTGACCGTCGAGGACGCCGTGCGCGGCGGCTGCAACCTGTTCGACCTCGAGCGCCTGAAGCTCGAATACAGCGCGGACGAATACGCGAACCTGCTGCTGTGCCAGTTCATTGACGATTCGTTGTCGGTCTTTCCTCTCGCGACGTTGCAGACGTGCATGGTCGACACGTGGGAGGTATGGGACGACTTCAAGCCGCTGTACATGCGCCCGTTCGGCGATGAAGAGGTGTGGATCGGTTACGACCCGTCGCACACGGGCGACAGTGCGGGCTGCGTGGTCCTGGCGCCACCGAAGTGTCCCGGCGGCAAGTTCCGCGTGCTCGAGCGGTTCCAGTGGCACGGCCTCGACTTCGAAGCGCAGGCAGCGCAGATCGAGGCGCTGACCCTGCGCTACCGCGTGACCTACATCGGCATCGATACGACGGGGATCGGCCAGGGCGTCTATCAGCTCGTCACGAAGTTTTTCCCGGCCGCGACGCCGTTCCACTACTCCGTCGAGATCAAGACCGCACTCGTGATGAAGGCGCAGAACGTGATCCGCAAAGGCCGGCTCGAGTTCGACACGGGCTGGAAGGATCTCGCCGCCGCGTTCATGGCGATCAAGAAAACGATCACGCCCAGCGGGCTGCAGGTCACGTACAAGGCGAGCCGATCCGAAGAGGCGAGCCACGGCGACCTGGCCTGGGCGTGCATGCACGCGCTCGCGAACGAGCCGCTCGAGGGCGCGACGAGCACCAATTCCGGATTTATGGAGCTTTTCTGATGTCACGCAAGATTCGACGCGGCGCCGGGCGCCGCACGCACGGCCGTGCCGAGCAGGCCGCCGAAGTCACGCCGGCGCCGACGCCGCGCACGGAGGTATTCTCGTTTGGCGATCCGATCGAGGTAATGGATCGGCGCGAGCTGCTCGAGTATGTTGAATGCATGCGGATGGGGAACTGGTACGAGCCGCCGCTGCCTCTGGACGGCCTGGCGCGCTCGTTTCGGGCCGCGCCACACCACAGCTCGGCCATCTACGTGAAGCGCAACATCCTCGTGCAGTCGTACATCGAGCATCCGCTGCTGCCGCGCGTGGACTTCAGCCGGTTCGTGCTCGAGTACCTGGTATTCGCGAACAGCTACCTCGAGCTGCGCACGAACCAGCTCGGCGCGCCGATGGCCCTGAAGTCGTCGCTCGCGAAGTACACACGGGTCGGCGTCGAGCCGGAGCAATACTGGTTCGTGACGAACGTGCGGGAGCCGTACGAGTTCCCGAAGGGCTCGGTCTATCACCTATACGAACCGGACCTGAACCAGGAGATCTACGGGCTACCCGAATACCTGTCGGCGTTGAACTCGACCTGGCTGAACGAAAGCGCGACGCTGTTTCGCCGGCGATACTACAAGAACGGGAGCCACGCGGGCTTCATCCTGTACATGACCGACGCGGCCGAGAAGCAGGAGGATGTCGATAACCTGCGCTCGGCGCTGAAGAACGCGAAGGGGCCGGGCAATTTCCGGAACCTGTTCATGTACGCGCCGAAAGGGAAGAAGGACGGCATCCAGCTCCTGCCGATCGGCGAGGTCGCGGCGAAAGACGAGTTCTGGAACATCAAGAAGGTGACGGTCGAGGATCAGCTTGCGGCGCACCGCGTGCCGCCGCAACTGATGGGAATCATTCCGTCGAACGCGGGCGGGTTCGGTGACGTGGAGAAGGCGGCCGGGGTGTTCAATGACCTCGAGATCGAGCCGCTGAAAGCGCGGCTCCGGGAGCTGAACGACTGGATCGGGAAAGAGGTTGTGCGCTTCCGCCCCTACGTGCCGCCGGCGCAGTGACGTGGCGCAACGCGTCGATAGTGTCAGCTACTCTGCCGGCCGATCAGGTTCGGCGGTCATTTCGTCGGCCGGGTAGAGCTGCAGCATCGCGCGTGCTGCTTCGACGTTCGACGTCGTCAACCATTCTTCCCAATCGTCTGGCCGCAGGATCACGACCGAGCGCTTTTCGTCGAATGGCTTGTGCATGCGCGACATCAGCGGGTGGCCGTCGGCGTTGACCGTGATCATGGACATCACGTGGTGTTCGGTGCCGTCCTGGTTCGTGAGCGTGCGCCAGATGCCGGCGACACACATCGTCGGGCGATCGACCACGCCGATTCGTTGCCACACGCACGGCCCGAGCACCCAGTCGCCGTTCGCTTCTTGGCGTGCATCCGGATACGACGGCTCGACTATGAAGCGCGCCGGAATCAGGCAACGCTTGCCGGTGCGCCACGTCGGCCCGTACAGCGGCGACTTTCCGAGGTTGTCGTCGCGGACGTTCATCGTGCTCCGCATCAGCGGTGGCTTGCGGCCCGCCGCCTTCGCCTTCTCGGCATTGGCCTTCTGCAGCGCGCGCGGCCAGAACCCGAATCCCGCGATCAGCGGCTTGAACAGCCCGTCAACGTAGCCGACGATCGGCGCGTCGTAGTCCTGGTAGATCTCGGGCTTCCACGGCGTCCAGCGGTACAGATCGTAGAAGTTGTCGATCTTGAGCTCGTTGAGCCCTGGGTCATCACCCGGTGCGTAGTAGTTGGTACACATCTCTGCCCCTTTTTTGTCTCACGGGCCGGTCTGCTTCACCGTATCCGGAATTGTCACCCTCGGATACACTGTATAAATATACAGGTATTTGTGATGGATACGGAACAACCAGGCTACGGGCTATTCACGCCGCAACTGACGCGTCCATGCTGGACGTGCGAGCACTGGAGCGGATACATCGCGGGCAGCGACAGGTCGGCCGTGTGCTTCCAGCCGGGCGCGGAGCATGTCCACGCGATCGCTGTATCGGGTTGCGCCTTTTGGGTCCGCGCGACCGGAATCGACGAGCTGACGAACGCGCAATGTGACGCGTTCGTGCAGGAATACCAGCCCCAATACCCTTATCGGAAGCACTCGCGCGCGCCGCGAAAATGATGTGCGAGACGATCGCCGCCGCGCTCGGCAACACGGACGCGCAGCTCGACGTCGGACGAGCAGTCGATCAGCAGCAAAAAAGCCGCCAGGCACGTCGGTGCCGGCGGTTTTTTTTCGCCCATGCCCGTGCGTGAGATCGGGGTCTCTGGCGCCCTTTGAGCGGCCGGCAGCGCGAGGATGTGCCTGGCCCGTGCACCGGCGCGGCAGGGCCTTGGCGGGCCTGCTGACGCGTGGTAGACGCTACCCATAGGGGCCGGATCCGTCCCGGAAGATGCCTGCGTGGACCCGGCGCGCGCAGTTGTGACCCCGCCCCACCTGCTCGCAAAAACGAGTGGTTTTTATGCGCCCATGCAGGGCATGCTCAGGGCCGGCCAGCACGTGCCGCGCGGCGATCGGCGGCCCGATTCTTCTATGCACTTTTATGCGCCTTGGTTATGCAGCTTGTCCGTCGTCGCTCGTGTTCTGCTGTTCGCCGATGGTGTTTTGATCCTTGACTAAGATCCACTCGGTTTTGTTGCCCTTAGGGATCATTTCCAAGATTCCCGAATCCCGAAGACTGTAGAACACCTTTTTCATTGCATTCTCGGATTTGATGCCGGTAAGTTCTCGTCCTTGCTTATTCGTGATCCGGACATTCTTTTTGATAAACTCGATAACAAGTTCCTCCGGTTTCGCAAGCGGCGTGTGTGGGATTGTCACTACAACAGAATTTTCAACTTCTTCGATGATGGGGTCCTTGAGCTTCCATTCCTTCATCTTTTGAAATGCTGTATTCAATCCTTCGCCCATATCCTTGTTTGGCGCGATTTTGTAACGCGATAGCGTGCGTACAATCTGCTTATTTCTTGAATAACGAACGTCCAAGATGTTGTCTACAGTCACGAATCCAGGAAGCCGGCCTGGGCTTTGCACTTCGATTCTATTATCGAATATTCGGATGTGGACGTCGTCAGAAATGGAGTAATCGCGATGAATTATCGCATTTACTACAATCTCCCAAATTGCTTCTGGAGGATACGATACTTTTTTTAGTCCGTCGATCGTCCAAATGCTAATGCTCGACATAATCTTGGAAATTGCATCGACCACTACTTGAATTAGCTGGTAAGCGGGTCCTTCGTACAGGTCAGATGATGCGAGGTGATCTCGCTCCGGATCGTCTTCCTTTGTCTCATAGCGCGTAATACGAACGCCAGATCGAGTGGGTATCATCGCAGACGGGTTGCCTGCAAAGAGTACAAGACCGCAGACCTTCGGATCCCAAGTTTTGAGGTCGATTAAGTTTTCATTAACCGAGAAATTTAAGGCATCAGTTTTCGGTGAGTAGTCGGCGAGAAAGCGCAGCATCTCGGCTGAATCAACTATCGCCTCCGCGGGAATGTTCCGAACAGCGGTGTCTTCGAAAGAGGCAAGCCCCTTTGCAAATTTAAGAGCAATCAGTTTTTCTGCGTCCTTAAGCGGGAGTGATTGTGCTCCCTTTCTCAGAAACACTTCTTTTGCCGAGGTTTGGTGAACCTGGGCGCTCTTGTCGACGGATATTGAAAGAACATACCCTGGTAAATCTTTTGCGACGAGAAATTCCATCGAGGCCGGCACTTGTGGTGCGACATCGTGCAGCGCTTGTAGCAGTCCATTGAAGTCTTCGATGGAAGCCATGCCGCGCCATCGCTTCTCGGGAAGTGGATCGACCTTGTCGTCCTCAATACCAATCAATATGTCGCCGCCGTCGGCATTCGCGAGAGCAACGACGATCTTCTGCAGGCCCGCGCCGGATATCCCGGCCGACTTCTTGTCGAAAAAGTGACCTTCCGTGCGGTTAATCAGAACTATCGCCTCTTCTGTCGACAAGGCACGGGTAAGCATAGTGGTCTCCAGCGTGTGGATGTGTTGGTTGATCACGTCTCAGTGAAGCACTATGCATCTTATCCTTTGTAGACTTGATCGGGTGAGCGGACAACAGGAGAATTGAATGCCGATTGACCAAAGACTGGTACTTGCGGGGGCCGAGGCGAACGAACAATTCGAGGCGATTCTCGCGAGGATGGAAATGGACAACACGACGCGGAACCGCGCTGCCGGGATGCTCGTGGCATCGATCGCTGAGATGGCGAACGCGGCAATGCTCCTCATGGGTACGCCAGTGCAATCGCACGCTCCGGTGCTACTACGTTCAATGCTCGAGGCGCTCGTTGACCTGAAATGCCTGTTAGCGGACGACGGCTATCTGGACCAGCTCGAGTTCAACGATGCGCTGCAGCTGGTCAGGGTGTTTCGTGATTTTGCTGATGCACCTGGATTCATGGACAGCGAAGAGCGCCGCCAGCAGCTCGCGGAAATGAGAGCGCAGACAGAAGCCCGATTCGAAGCTCTACGTGAAGGGCGTGCCGAGGTCAGCACGCGGGACTTGTTCGCCCGAGCAGGGATGGCTGGCGACTACGTCGCGTACAGGACGTATTGCTCATGGACACACAATAAGCTATTCGCCTTGCGAGGGCGGCACGGCGCGCACGGTATCGTGAGAATGGGGCAGCCGATGCCAGATGACATGCAGCGGAGTGTCGTAACGAACTGTGTGAGCATTTATGCACGCGCGATGCAATCCCTTCCCGACTGCACAACGAACGTTACAGCGCACGAGGTGCACCAGGTGATAGATGCGGTCGACGAGATCGTGACGCGAGCACTGCCGCCGGGTTGGGGGGTGAGGTAATTGGTAGCCTTGGGCTGCATTTTGCGGGCCGACTGGCACCGTAACACTACAGCCAATTTCCAGCTGAGATGAACTGGATTGACTCCGATTGACCAAGGTGCTGCCTTGGGTTTGCAGTTTGAGAGCTGCGTCAGGCGTCGTTTTAGAGGCAAGTGTCTCGCGCCGGGAACGCTCTGTAGGCGGCGTTTGACCGCCCGCAAGGATTGTCTAATTTGCTCCCAGAATGCTGCAGAAATTCCCGCGTAACCGTGAGCGGTATTTCTGCTAAAAGTTTGAAGAAGTGATGGAACTCCTTGATTTCATGTGGATTTGTGTCTGCAAGCTGCGCAGCTTCGCGGAAGTGGCGTTTCAGTGACAAACCCTGTCAGTGTGAGGCGGCGGACGCTTCGCACCGGCCAGTGCCACGCGCTGCCTCGCAAGTGCTCAGGGCTTTGTAAACGGATGCGCGCCGGGGTGTTTGGCGTGCTGTTGCGATGAGACAGCGGGCCAACTGACCGCTAATCGCAGTCAAGCACGCGCTGCACGTTCAAGCACTTCTTGTGCAGCGCGTTTCAGCACTTCTTCAGACCACTGATTGATGCTTTCGTTGGCGATGCCGGCCGCAACGCTGACCGCGGCGTGTGTTTCGGGGGCAAGGCGCAGCATGCGCCGACCCGAGGCCGGCTTTGAACCGCACCGGGAATCGTGGAGGAGGCCGGTTGGTTTAAGTTAATGCAGGCAC